TGTATGATGGGCTCAACATCAAACGCACTAGACAAGGGTGGAGAAAACTTTAAAAGACTATACAATGCATCAGACGTTACTAAGCGAAACAGAAATGGACAGACAGCGTCTGGCTTATATTCTCTTTTTATCCCAATGGAGTGGAACTACGAAGGATTTATTGATGAGCACGGAAGCCCAGTCTTCAATACTCCGGATCATGAAGTCTACGATCCACATGGGGAATTAATAGATGTAGGTGTTGTAGAGAACTGGCAAAATGAAGCTGATGGTTTAAAGGGAGATCAAGACGCCTTAAACGAATTTTACCGCCAGTTTCCAAGAACTACAGAACATGCTTTTAGAGATGAAACAAAAAATAGTATATTTAATTTAGTAAAAATATACGAGCAAATAGATTACAACGAAGAAATGTCTAGAACATTAGGTATTTCAACAGGTAATTTTCAATGGGTTAACGGTATAAAAGATTCAAGCGTTATATTTTACCCAGATCCAAAAGGTAGGTTTAAAATAAGTTGGGTACCACCATCTAATATACAAAACAAAGTCATAATAAAAAACGGTATTAAATATCCAGGTAACGAACACATGGGTGCTTTTGGTTGTGATAGTTACGATATATCAGGAACTGTAGATGGTCAAGGATCAAAAGGAGCTTTACACGGCTTAACTAAGTTCAGTATGGAAGACGCTCCTGCTAATCAGTTTTTCTTAGAGTATATAGCTAGACCACAAACCGCAGAGATGTTCTTTGAAGATGTTCTAATGGCGCTAGTATTTTACGGGATGCCTTTGCTCGCGGAGAACAACAAACCTCGTCTACTGTATTATTTAAGAAGACGTGGTTACAGAGGTTTTAGTATGAACAGGCCTGATAAAATATGGAATAAATTATCTACGGCTGAAAAAGAAATAGGTGGTATACCAAACTCAAGTGAAGACATAAAGCAAGCGCATGCGGCTGCAATTGAAATGTATATACAAAGCCACGTGGGTATGAATGCTGAAGGTCAATTTGGCAGTTGTTATTTTAACGAGTTGTTAAACGACTGGGCTAAGTTTGATATAAACAAAAGAACAAAACATGATGCTTCTATAAGTTCTGGTCTTGCGATAATGGCTTGCAATAGACATTTATACAGGCCTAACGCTAAAGTAGAAAAACAAAAAATAAACATAAACATAGCTAAGTATAGTAATACTGGTTATAATTCTAAAATAATACAATAAATATGGCAGAGTCTGTTATAAAAAGTTATTTTCCAAGTCAAGCTGTAAGCGATGCTGAAAAGCTTAGCTACGATTATGGTTTAAAAGTTGCAAAAGCAATTGAAACCGAGTGGTTTTATAATGATTATAATCAATCAAGATACACAACAAATAAAAATAATTATCATAATTTAAGATTATACGCTAGAGGCGAGCAATCAGTACAAAAATACAAAGATGAGTTATCTATTAATGGTGATTTATCTTATCTAAATTTAGACTGGAAGCCAGTGCCTATTATACCCAAGTTTGTTGATATAGTTGTAAATGGTATAGCTGAGCGTATGTACGATATAAAAGCTTATTCACAAGATCCTTTTAGTGTTCACAAAAGAACTCAATACATGAAAGACGTTCTTTCAGACATTAACTTAAAAGAACTGCACGATTACAATAACTCTGAGTTTGGTATAAATACTAGAAACTCTGATATAAAAGAATTACCTGAAACTAAAGAAGAACTAGCGTTACACATGCAACTAACTTATAAACAGTCTATTGAGTTAGCAGAAGAGCAAGCTTTAAGTTCTTTAATGAAAGGAAGTAATTATGAGTTGATTAAAAAAAGATTTTATTACGATTTAACAGTTTTAGGAATAGGCGCTGTTAAAACTAACTTTAATACTTCTGAAGGCGCTACTGTTGAATATGTTGATCCAGCTGATTTAGTTTATTCATATACAGAATCTCCATACTTTGAAGATTTATACTATATTGGTGAAGTTAAAAAAATACCTATAAACGAACTTGCTAAACAATTCCCGCATTTAAGTCAAGAAGATTTAGAAGACATATTAAAAAACAAAAACTATCACCAAAGTAATTATAATCAAGGTTCTGCTCAATATAAAGAAATGGATGAAAACAAAGTTCAAGTTTTGTATTTTAATTATAAAACTTACATGAACGAGGTTTATAAAGTAAAGCAAGTTGGAAGTGGAGCAGATAAAATAATAGAAAAAGACGATAGTTTTAACCCTCCTGCTGATAAAGAAGGAGGTTTTACAAAGCTGCAAAGAGCTATTGAAGTTTTATATGAAGGAGCTTTAATACTAGGTACTAACAAACTTTTAAAGTGGGAGCTTTCTAAAAACATGTTAAGGCCTAAAAGTGATTTTAACAAAGTTAAAATGAACTATAGTATTGTTGCCCCACGTATGTATAAAGGTAAAATAGAAAGCTTAGTGCGACGTATAACTGGTTTTGCTGATATGATACAGCTTACACATTTAAAGTTACAGCAAATAATGGCTAGAATGGTACCAGATGGTGTTTATCTTGATGCCGATGGATTAGCTGAAGTTGATTTAGGTAATGGCACTAACTATAATCCACAAGAAGCTTTAAACATGTTTTTTCAAACAGGTTCTGTTATTGGTAGATCATATACTGGCGATGGAGATATTAACGCGGCAAAAATACCTATTCAAGAAATAACAAGTGGTAGTGGTGGTAACAAAATACAGGCTTTAATAGGTAATTACAATTACTACATGCAAATGATTAGAGATACTACCGGACTTAACGAAGCTAGAGATGGTAGTACACCTGATAAAAACGCTTTAGTTGGAGTTCAGAAGTTAGCGGCGGCTAACTCTAATACAGCAACAAGACATATACTGCAGTCAGGTTTATTTTTAACAGCTGAGATAGCTGAAAAACTATCACTTAGAATATCTGATATTGTAGAGTATTCACCAACTAGAGATGCTTTTATACATGCTATAGGCGCTCACAACGTTGCTACTCTTGAAGAATTAAAAGAACTTTATCTTTATGACTTTGGTATATTTATAGAATTACAACCAGATGAAGAAGAAAAAATGTTGTTAGAAAATAACATACAAGTAGCTTTGGCTCAGCAAAGTATAGAGCTTGAAGATGCTATTGATATTAGGGAAATTAAAAACTTAAAACTAGCTAATCAGCTTTTAAAATTAAGAAGAAGAAAAAAGATAATAAAAGATCAAGCCTTAGCACAACAAAACATACAGGCTCAAGCACAGGCAAACGCACAAGCTCAACAAGTTGCTGCTCAAGCTGAAATGCAAAAAAACCAAGCTATAAACGCAAACGACGCTCAATTAGCTCAAATTAAAGCTGAACTAGAATCTCAACGAATGATACAAGAAGTTCAACACAAAAAAGAGTTAATGCAATTAGAGTTTCAAATGAACATGCAGCTTAAAGGCGTTGATGACACTACACAAAAAAGAAAAGAAAAACAAAAAGAAGATCGTAAAGACGAAAGAACAAGAATACAAGCCACTCAACAAAGTGAACTTATAGACCAAAGAAAAAGTGGTAAAGCACCTAAAAACTTTGAGTCTGCAGGTAATGATATATTAGGAGGTGGTTTCAATTTAGGCTCTTTTGATCCTAGATAACAATTATTAATTATTATTATATTATATTATGGCAAAAAAGAAAAAAGAAGAAGTAGTCGAAAAGGCTGCTGAAGACAACGTTGTAAAAGTTGATCTTAGTAAAAAAGAAATAAAACAAGATGATAATATCATCAAAGTAGATTTAAGTAAACCACCAACACCAAAAGAAGATGAAGTTACAGAAGAAGTTAAAGAAAATAACGCTGACGACAGCGGAGTGGTTGAGCTCGTTGAAGATGCCAACGCCACAGAAAAACAAGAAGAAGTACAGCCGGAAGCTGAAACACAAGAAGAACAGCCAGCTTTAGAAGAAGTTACTGAAGAAGAAGTTCAAGAGCAAACAGAAGAGTTAGCTGAAGAAGTTCAAGAAGCTATAGAAGAAGCTCAAGAAACTGGTAAAGCAATACCAGAAAATTTACAAAAAGTTGTAGATTTTATGGAAGAAACTGGTGGTAGTTTAGAAGATTACGTTCGTCTTAATCAAGATTATTCTAATTATGACGATATGACAGTATTAAGAGAATACTATAAACAAACAAAATCTCACTTAACAGATGATGAAATTAGTTTTTTAATGGAAGACTCATTTTCATATAATGAAGAAGAAGATGATGAAAGAGAGATTAAAAAGAAAAAAATAGCGTTAAAAGAGCAAGTTGCCAACGCTAAAAGCCACTTAGACGGGCAAAAGTCTAAATACTATGAAGAAATTAAAGCTGGGTCAAAGTTGACTCAAGAACAACAAAAAGCTGTTGATTTTTTTAATAGATATAACAAAGAATCAGAAGAGAGCAAAAAAACTGCTGAGCGTCAAGCTAAAACTTTTAAATTAAAATCTGACAATTTATTTAATAAAAACTTTAAAGGTTTTGAATATAATGTTGGAGATAAAAAGTATAGGTTTAACGTTAAAAATACAAATGAAGTAAAAGAAACCCAAAGCGATATTACTAATTTTACCAAGAAGTTCTTGAATAAAAATAACGAAATAGAAGACGCGGCAGGTTATCACAAGTCTTTATTTACAGCGATGAATGCTGATGCAGTTGCTAAACACTTTTACGAGCAAGGCAAGGCAGATGCTTTAAAACAAAGTATTGCTAAGGCTAAAAATGTTGATATGAACCCAAGACAAGCTTTTGGTGAAGTTGAAGCTGGTGGTATTAAAGTAAAAGTATTAGGTAATAACTCAAATGATTTTAAGTTTAAAATTAAAAAATAACTAATAAATTTAAAAAAACAAAATTATGGCAATTACTCCAAGAACGACTTTTCAAGCTGCACCGCTGCAGCAAGTTCTGTCGGACAATTATTTAGACATCCAAAGTAATGGATGGGCACAGCAATATCTTCCAGACTTAATGGAAAAAGAAGCTGAGGTTTACGGAAAGCGTACAATCTCTGGTTTTTTAGCACAAGTTGGAGCTGAAGAAGCTATGTCAGCTGATCAAGTTATTTGGTCAGAACAAGGTAGATTACATTTATCTTATAGAGCAGACTGTTTAGATGCGTCTGCTAGTACAATTAATATTACTCATGATATTGATGGTGTTGCAAGAACAACTGACCACGGTATTAGAGTTGGTGATCAAGTTTTAATCTCTGGAGGTGGTCAAACTGTTACTGCTTTAGTAACTGTTGCTGATGCTGGCAACCAAACTATCACTGCTTTACCTTACGGTGGTGCTCACTTAAGTGACATGAACTTTGCAGACTCTGATAATGATCTTAGAGTTTTAGTTTTTGGTTCTGAGCATTCAAAAGGAACTACTTATGGTGGTGGAAGAGCTAACAAGCCTAACTTCACTTCGTTCACTAACAAGCCAATTATCTTAAAAGACATGTATGAGGTTTCAGGATCTGACGCTTCTCAAGTTGGATGGGTTGAGGTTTCTGGTGAAGACGGACAAAGTGGTTACCTATGGTACTTAAAAGCTGAAGGCGAAACTAGATCAAGATTTAACGACTACTTAGAAATGAGTATGATTGAATCTGAAAAAGCTGCTGATGCTTCTACTATACTAGGTGGTGCTAACGGTTTAGTTGGTACTGAAGGTTTATTCTCTGCAATTAAAACAAGAGGTCACCAAACTTCTGGTGTTACTGGTATTAACGCTGCTACTGATTTAGCTGAGTTTGACGCTATCTTAGCTGAGTTTGATAAAAACGGTGCTATTGAAGAAAACATGATGTTTGTTAACAGAAACACGTCTTTAGCTATTGACGATATGTTAGCTGCAATGAATTCTTACGGAGCTGGTGGTACTTCTTACGGAGTATTCAACAACTCAGAAGATATGGCATTAAACTTAGGTTTTTCTGGTTTCAGAAGAGGTTCTTATGACTTCTACAAGTCTGACTTTAGATACTTAAACGATTTAGCTACAAGAGGTGGTATCAACGCTAACGCTACTGCAGGTGAAGATATCAGAGGGGTTATTATCCCAGCTGGTGTTTCTTCTGTTTATGATGAGCAATTAGGAAAGAACATGAAACGTCCTTTCTTACACGTTAGATATAGAGCTTCTCAATTAGAAAGTAGAAAAATGAAAACTTGGATCACTGGTTCAGTTGGAGCTACTACTTCTGATTTAGATGCAATGACTGTAAACTTCTTATCAGAAAGATGTTTAGTAGTTCAAGGTGCTAACAACTTCATGTTAATGAACTAAGCACTTATTATTTAAGGATCGAGGCTTCGGCCTCGACCCTTTCTTTTTATTAATTTTATTATATATTATATTATGGCAAAAAAACAAAAAACAAAAGAGGTAGAGGTACCTGTTGTTGAAACTACTGTTGTTGAAACTCCAGTTGTTAAAACACCAAAACCAAAAGTAAAAGTTGAAGAAACAAAACCAACTTGGGAAATAAAAGACAGAACTTATTTGCTAGCAAATGGAAAAACACCATTAAGTAGATCAATTAAATCTGCTGGAATTTATTATTTTGACGAAGAAAAAGGTTATGAAAGAGAGCTTAAGTATTGTCAAAATCAAAAAACACCTTTTGTAGACGAAATGAAAGGAGACCAAAGATTAGAACACATTGTGTTTAGGAATGGCGTTTTGTTTGTTCCTAAAAACAAAGTAACACTTCAAAAACTTTTATCTTTATATCACCCTCATAAAGACAAAATATACGAAGAACTACAACCGCAAGTTATAGCTGCTCAAGAAATTGATTGGTTAGAAATGGAAGTAGAAGCTTTAAACGCAGCTATGAACTTAGACATTGATATGGCAGAGGCTGTTATGAGAGTAGAGTTAGGTTCTAAAGTGTCTAGCATGAGCTCTAAAGAGCTTAAAAGAGATTTACTATTATATGCTAAGAAAAACCCTCAGTTGTTCTTAGAACTAGTTAACGACGAAAATGTTTCGTTGAGAAATTTTGGTATTAAAGCAACTGAAATGGGACTGTTAAAGTTATCTTCAGATCAAAGAACTTTTATGTGGGGTTCTAATGATAGAAAACTAATGAATGTTCCTTTTGATGAGCATCCATATTCAGCTTTAGCCGCTTGGTTTAAAACTGACGAGGGTATGGAAATCTATGCAAACATAGAAAAACAATTAAAATAATCAAACTGTAGAAGCGGTCGCTCTACGGGGCGATCGCAAACTACAAAAAAGAAATATGATATTAATAGACACGGTATATCAAAAAGTTTTAGCAATAGCTAATAAAGAGCAAAGAGGCTATATAACTCCACAAGAGTTTAACTTATTTGCTAATCAAGCTCAAATGGAAATATTTGAGCAATATTTTTATGATATAAATCAATTTAAAAGATTACCAGGTAATTCAACAGAATACTCAGATATAGTTGGCATGCTAGAAGAAAAAATATCTGCTTTTGAAAAATTTAAAATTGCGCCTAGTAGTGTTAGTGGTAATGTTTTAACTTTACCTAGTGACTTACATAGGTTAGGAACTGTGTTTTCTACACTTGTCACGTCTAACCCTGTAGTTGAAAAGGTTGATAAAAAAAATCTTCAATTAATTTTAAACTCGCCTTTAACGGCTCCAACAGACTCAAGACCAGTATTTATTCATCAAGCGCCAACTGCAGCTGGCGTATCTCAAATAAAAATTTTTCCAGCAGCATCTTCTTATAGCACAGGTAACACGAGTGTTAATTACATTAAAAAACCAACTACAGTTAAATGGACGTATGTAGTTATTAATGACAAAGCAGTTCACAACTCTGGGGCTGCTGATTTACAAAACTTTGAACTACACGAATCAGAAGAATCTGAGCTTGTAATAAAAATATTGCAACTAGCTGGTATATCAATAAAAGATTATCAATTAGCTTCAGTTGCGAGCAATAAAGAAGTTAGTACTATTTCACAAGAAAAACAATAAATAAATGGGATTACTAGACAGCCAAACTCAATTACAATATCAAAACTCAGGTGACCTTGGTAGTTATCAATTTACTTCATTACAAAATGTTATTGATCAATTTATAATTGCTTACGTTGGTGAAAGTAAAATAATACCAAAAGTAAATAGAGTAGATGTTGCTTTTCACGCGCAAAGAGCTTTACAAGAATTATCTTTCGATACGTTTAAATCTACAAAAGCACATGAAATAGAAGTACCTAGTAATTTACAAATGTTACTACCACAAGATTACGTAAACTACGTAAAACTGTCTTGGAGTGATTCAGCTGGTATAGAGCATGTATTATACCCTGCTGTTAAAACTTCTAATCCTAAAAATATAAAACAAAACTTACCTTTAGATGCTGATGGCACTTACAATTTAACAGGTGGTAACGAGTTAGACTTTGATACCGAGTCAGATACTTGGGCTGCTTACAAGTCAAATACTCCAAACGACAATGTTGATAAATACGACGATGGAACTTATGATTTAGCCATTGGCGAAAGGTATGGTATTGAACCTGCTCATGCGCAAGCAAATGGAAGTTTTTATATAGATGAGCTTGCTGGTAAAATACATTTTAGTTCTAATATATCTGGTAAGACTTTAATACTAGAATATATAAGCGATAGTTTAGGAACTGATGCAGAAATGAAAGTTCACAAGTTTGCTGAAGAAGCGATGTATAAGTCTATAGCTTATGCAATTATGTCTACAAGAGCTAACGTACCAGAATATGTTGTAAATAGATTTAGAAAAGAAAGAAGAGCTGAAGTTAGAAAAGCAAAGCTTAGACTGTCAAATATAAAATTAGAAGAATTAACTCAAATACTTAGAGGTAAATCTAAGCAAATAAAACACTAATATATGCCGGAAATTAAGAATAGCTTTTTTCAAGGTAAAATGAACAAGGACCTTGATGAAAGATTAATACCTAATGGACAATATAGAGATGCGCTTAACATTGAGATTTCAACATCAGAAGGTGATGACGTTGGGACTGTTCAAAGTGTTAAAGGTAACACGTTAGTTTCTGGTGATATTGTTCCTACAGGTAGCTCTATAGTTGGTGAGATTATTGAAGAAAAAAATAACTGTATATATTATTTTGTAGCAGGACCAAAAACGCTTGCTAGTAGTTTTGACGCTAGTAGTACACAACCTACAATTAGTAAAGATTTAATATTAAAATACGATGGTAGCTCTATAACAAATGTGTTTACCGATGTATATAGCTATTTAGCTGTTTTTGACACTAATAGTACAGATCTTAGTTTTGATGTAACAGCACAAACTATTACGTTACCAAACACAGATATTTATAAACAAAGCCTAGTAACAAATATGTATGTTAATGTTTTTGATACTAGTGGTGTTGAATATGTTAGAAACAATAGAATACTAACAGTTTCAGGCGCTGTAATAACTCTTGAAAATAAAATAGACGATTTAGATGGTGTTGCTATTACAAATCTAATACTAGAAATAACACACAAAGATAACAAAAGACCTTTAAATTTTGAACCAGCATATCCTGTGACTGGTATAAATATAGTAGATGATTTTTTAATGTGGACAGACAACAACTCTGAGCCTAAAAAAATATCTATATCAAGATCTACCGCTGGAACTTTAACAGGTGACGAAGGTAGAAGAAAATCTACAAAGCTTTATATAGATGGTTCTTCTTTTTATCCGCTAACAACAGGTAAAAGAGTAGATGAAAGCCACACTACTGTTATAAGAAAATCTCCAATAAACTCTCCAGATATAAATATAAAACAACAAAGAACTAAAGCTGATGGAAGCCCTATAGTCGGCGTAACTACAAGAGCGCTAGACATGTCTGGAGTTGTAGCTGATGATTTTGTTGAAATTGACACAAGTGACGCAACTACAGGTTTTGGTAAAAATCCTTTTTTAGTTAACGATGTGGTACATTTAAAAGCTGGTGGTACACCTACTGCAACGGATTTTGATGTAAGAGTAAAAGTTATAAGTCTAGTAGATGACAAAATATTTAAAGCTAAAGTTTTATATAACGGTGTTTCTAGTAATTCTATATTTAATACTTTTCTTTTTGAAGAAGAAAGTGATTTATTTAAAGATAAATTTTCATTTTTTGCAACTAGATTTAAATATATAGATGGTGAATATTCTACTTTCTCACCTTTTACACAAGCTGCTTTTTTACCAAGTGAATTTAAATACAACACTGAACAAGCGTTTAATACTGGCATGGTAAATAAAATAAAAGAAATTGAGCTTACAAATATAATACCTGATGATATACCAGAAGACGTAGTTCAAGTAGACATACTTTATACAGAATCTAATAGCCCAGAAGTATACAAAATTGATAGTGTTAGAAAAGACAGTAACAATGATTTTAATTGGAAAAAAAATAAGTACGTTATATCTAAAGAAAATATATACTCTTTATTAGAAGAAAAACAACTTTTAAGGCAGTGGGATAATGTTCCTAAAAAAGCTTTAGCACAAGAAATAGTAGGTAATAGGATAGTATATGCTAACTACGAACAAGGTTATAATTTAGAAGATCAAAATATAGAATTAGACGCTTATGTAGATGATAGAGTTTTTACAGGTCCAGAGCTTTTGCCTAACAGGCATTTAACTTCACACTTTGATGGTTATGCAACTAGCCCTGCTAGTTCTGATAAATTTACACACGTTAAGGGTATTAACGATAAAATAGTAGGCGTTGTAAATGTTGATGGAACAGGAATAGCTCAATTTGTAAAACTACACACAGATGTTGCTTTAGGTCTTGAAAATGACGCTGAGTATTATTATAGTTTTAAAGTTAGTAATTGGAATGGTACTGGTGTTTTAGAAGGCCCGGCTTTAATGTCAGGAGATCATCTAACCGGTAAGTATGGTAATTTTGCTCAACAAATAACTGGTGATGGAAACTATTATGGCGTAATGGCTATAAACTTAGACAGAAGCACAAGTACTAGTGTTTTTAATAATTCTGCTACTAGAGATTTTATGTTTCAAATAAAAACTACCGGCTTTACATGTACTATAAGTAATTTTTCTTTAAAAAAGATAATAACAAATAACAAAAAATCTGTAAAATCTATAAGAAATTATAAACTTGGTGTTGTCTACGCGGATGAGTATGGTAGAGAAACACCGGTTTTAACAGGTAAAACGGCAAGCGTATCTGTACCAAAAAACAATGCTAAATCTATAAATTGTATTAAATCTACTATAAAAAGCGATCCGCCAACATGGGCTACACATTTTAAATATTTTGTAAAAGAAACCAGTAGTGATTACAATAACATGGCTCTTGATAGAATTTATAAATCTGGTGAAACAGGTGGTGGTGGTTATTGGCTTTCGTTTCCTTCGTCAGAAAGAAACAAAGTTGATGAAGATGATTTTTTAATATTAAAAAAAGGTCATGGTGATACTGGTGTTGCTGTTGATAGCGCCGAAGCAATATATAAAATTCTAGACATATCTAACAACGCTCCAGACTTTATTAAAACAAACATTAACTCTATTGGAGAAGGTGGTGTTGCAGCTGATATTAACAATGATTTATTTCAAAACTCTAGTACTATACCTTTACTTAACAAAAACACTATATCTTTTAATAAAGACTCTTGGATAACTACAGAAGGAAATAACAACCTGTCTGATTTATTACTTAAAAATGATTTAGTTTTTAAATTTAAAAATAATCTTAATGAAGTTTCTGAAACTTACGCTGTAGATTCTATAGAAATAGTTGATTATCTTGGTAGCGATCACTATCAAATAAAAATGGAAAATCCTTTTGTTGAAAGTGACATTGATTTTATACTTAATTCTGGCGGATCAGCTATTGAAACTAATGTAACAATGGAGTTTTTTACTTCAAAAATACAAAATAAACCTGAGTTTGATGGTAGATTTTTTGTAAGAGTAAACTCAGACTCTTTCATCACATCAAACGTTTACGCAAACTCTACTAATAGCGTTGATCAATCTGTAATTGCAAATATATCT